TTATACTAGTATAATTGGCGCAAAATTGAATACCTGAGTATTCAATTTTTTCTGCAAACCTGAGTATTCAAAATGAAACCAAATCAACCGCATAATTCTTATTGAAATAATCTCGCCATTGGGTGAAACCTGATTGTTTATCATGCGTTATATCTAGATCGTTTTCCATTTGCCAAGCATGGACATACTCATGCGCTAGAGTAGAAAACAAATCAAAATCTGATTTTATTTCTGAAGTGGCAATGCGAATTTTGTGATGGCATTTTTTACCTACCTTTTCGCCCTCATACATTCCCATGCACGAATCACCATCAAAACGCAAAACCTTGCATTTTGTAAAGTTAACCCTATGCTTCAACTTGAATTCATCTTGAAGCATAAGCTGGAACAATCTTGCTTTATCTGATTTAATCATTAATCAACCTGAATATCTACAATCATATCATTGCGTACAATAAAGTACATTTCAACCAAACCCATAGAAACCCAAACACAGTCGTTACCATTACGGATAGCATAGGGTTTATTAGGGTATTTTTTAGCTAAGTAGCTTTCAACAATTTCAAAATTTTTCATACGTTTATTATATCAGATAAAACAAGATAGGGGCAAAGCCCCTATTGATTACAAGGTCTTTTCAGCCTTGATAAAATCGGCAATCTTTGCCAATGCTACCTTGTTAGCCTTAGTCAGGCTTTCGGTATCAGCTTCGGTTAAGCCTAGCATCTCGCCAATAAAATCAGCGTGAGTATCTTTTTTAATCGGTGTTTCACCCGATTTTGTTTTGTATGCTTTAGCAACATAAACCTTTTCGCGCGATAGCTTCGCAACAACTGAACGCACAGTTTTACCCAATGCTTCAGCGATAGCGTCAACTGTCATACCGCCTTGGTAGTCGGCAACCATGCGAGCAGTTTGCTCAGGGGTGTAATTTACTGTTTTCATTTTCTCTCCTTAAAAATCTATTATATCACAAAGGCTTCATCATTGCAAGACAAATCCACAATGGTGAAAAGGTTATTGCAACAAAGAAAATTGCTTGCAAAATTTCTATTAATAATTTCATGATTGGTTTCCTTGTTATCATGTTTTCAATTATAGATAAATGAAATTTTTTGTCAATACATTTGTTGAAATACAACATAGGGGTTTATCCCTATTGACAGGGGCGGTTATTAGACTATAATATACTACACGCCTATGGGCCCCCCGACACGGCCACTATGAGGAAATTTTCCAAATACCCTAAGGTGCCAAAATTTACGCTTGCTAAAATACCCCTAAACTGCTATAATCAACACAAAAGGACACAATTATGACAACTCACTTACCTGCCGAAACTGTACGCATAAGCCCCGAAGCACTAGAAGTTGCCAATGCCTACTTACAACTCAACGACGCACGAGCTGTGGCCCAAGAACTGGACTTAGACCCTGAAGTGGTAACCAATCTCTTAGCCCGCCGTGAAGTTAAAAGTTATATTGATAGTGTATTTTTTGATAGTGGCTATAACAATCGCTTTTTAATGCGACGTGCCATGGATGCACTAATCAAACAAAAGTTTCAGGAACTTGAGGAATCACAAACTGGGTCAACAAAGGATATTGCTGAATTATTACAAATGTCGCATAAGATGTCAATGGACTTACTCGACCGCGAAATTGCACTAGAAAAAGCACGCACCCAAACCGCACCACAAAAGCAAGTTAATGTACAGATCAATGAGGGTTTAGACGGATCAAAATATTCACAGCTGGTGCAAAAGTTAATTACTGGAGAAGGCGTATAATGTTGCCCAAGTACCGCTCAATATTTATTAGTGATGTACACCTGGGAACCAAAGATTCACAAGCCGATAAATTAAATGACTTTTTAAAGCACAACACTTGCGAAACTCTTTACCTAGTAGGCGATATTATTGATGCTTGGCGAATACAACAAAATAAGTGGCGTTGGAAACAGTCACATACAGCTGTGGTCAGACGAGTACTTGGACATGCCAAACGAGGTACACGAGTTGTGTATATTGCAGGCAATCATGATGAGTTTTTACGACCAATGATACCTTATGGTTTCAGTTTTGGTCTTGTTGAAATACACAATCAATGTGAACACATAGGTGTTGACGGAAAACATTATTTAGTAACACATGGTGACTTGTTTGACGGTATTACGCGTTTAGCACCTTGGATAGCATTTTTAGGAGATCGTGCATATGACTTCATTCTTTCGCTCAATTCAAAGTTCAATTGGCTACGCCGTCGTATGGGTTTTGGGTATTTTAGTCTTAGCAAATATCTTAAACATCGAGTAAAAAGAGCCATAGATTTTATGTTCAAGTTTGAACAGAATCTAGCAGCTTACTGTAAAAAACGCGGATATGACGGAGTTATTTGTGGTCACATACATCATGCAGAAATAAAAACCATTGATGGTGTCCAATACATGAATGATGGTGATTGGGTTGAGTCATGCACAGCACTTGTAGAACACCATAGTGGATCATGGGAAATAATAACCTGGACAAAGGAACAAAATGACCCTAAGCAGTAAAATTACCATTGTTGTGCCCAGCAAAAACGAACAGAATTATATCCAACACTTACTACAAGCCCTACGTGAGCAACAAATTGGTGGAACCAAAATCATTATTGCAGATTGTTCAACTGACTCAACACGTGAAGTTATCCGTCAAAACAGTCATGGATTAAACATCAAAGTCATACAGGGCGGACCAGTATCACAAGCAAAAAATCGTGGTGCACGCTTAGCTAAAACTCCTTATATACTTTTTATTGATAGTGATGTACGGTTTTTTAGCTCAACAGTTATACGTGATTGTGTTGAATTATTGGAATCACAAAACTTGGATTTGGTGGGCTTAAACGCCAAGTGCTATGATGGTGATGTGCGTGCACAAATTGCATTTGGATTGTTTAACATAGTAAACAATGTGTTAAAATATTTTTCACCATTTGCAGTCGGTGCCTTTATGCTAACACGTCGTGACCGTTTTGAACAGTATGGCGGGTTTCCAGAACAGTATGCTACATCAGAAGATTACTTTTTATCGCGCAAGTACAGCACCCACAAATTTAGGATCGTCAAACATTACTTTGGACAAGATTCACGACGATTTCGCAAAATGGGATACTTTGGCATGACCAAATACTTGATCCAAAACTTTTTGAATCGCAACAACAAAGACTACTGGAACAAATTAGATTCCAGCAAATACTGGAATTAAAATGAAAAAGTTCTTGCTACTATTAGCATTAGTGCCCACAATAAGCTTTGCACAACATTATCACCCACACTATCACAACCCTAACCCATATTGGCGTTATCAGTCAGATCGTTGGTACTGGATGGTTCCCGCAGTTGTAGGTGGGCTAGTAGTTTATGAAGCTACAAAACCAGCTCCACAACCACCCATAATTATCCAACAGCCTGTAACCACTGAAACCTGTACAGCTTGGACTGAGATTCAACAACCTGACGGTAAAATTTACCGCGAAAGAACTTGTACTCGATGAACCGCAGACCACTACACTTTGTTAGCCGTGAACGGGAATGGAAATTAATCCAAATACTTTTAACCATAGTTGATAGCTCAGACTTCGACCCCAAAACCACAGCAGTTTTAATGGTTTCACCAGATTATTCTGCGACGGTGGCAATGCACTTAGCACACGCTTGGTCGCAACATGGCGAGATCATACCTATTATCCCAGTTGATGTTCCTTATCCAACTGAAACAGCAGATGAGTATATCAAGAAGCTGCAAATGCAACGATCAGATATTAGACCTTATACTAATCTTGTATTAGTAGAAGCTGGAATAATTCGTGGTGGTAACTGGGCTTGGATACTAGATCAACTACTATCATGGGGTTATACCCGTGAAAACATTACACTGGTAGCAATGTGTGAGAATATACATTCGCGTACCAAATCAGATTATGTGGCCGAATATTACAATGACCACACACATGAATTAATGTTCTATTTTGAACGATTCAACAAACACTGGGAGATACGTTAATGCTCCTAGTTTCTCGTCCTGACGTCAACTGCGACGCTATCACCGAATTTGATCCTCAACAGCGGTTTATTAAGCTACCTATAACAAACTACTTAAAATTGCTTAATATTTGGGATACAATCAATCGTCCACAGATTGCACTAATCAATGCCATTAACGATCCCAAGTACCGATTTGTTTGTGCTGCACTAGCTCGCCGATTAGGCAAAACTTATATTGCCAATATTATTGGTCAACTGGTAACACTAGTGCCTGGATCAAATGTACTAATCATTTCACCCAACTATAACCTAAGCTCAATATCATTTGAACTCCAACGAAAACTCATCAAGCACTTTGATCTCGAAGTTGCACGTGATAACCTCAAAGATAAAATCATTGAACTGTCCAATGGAAGTACTATTCGTATGGGCAGTCTTAGTACCGTTGATAGTACAGTGGGTCGTAGCTACGACTTGATTATATTTGACGAAGCTGCACTTGGTGAAGGCGGCGAAGCAGCTTTTAATGTTGCACTACGTCCTACACTGGACAAACCACAAGCCAAAGCCATATTTATTAGTACGCCACGTGGTCGTAACAATTGGTTTAGTCAATTTTGGCAACGTGGCTTTTCGGAGGAGTTTCCTGAATGGATTAGCCTACAAGCTGATTACACAGAGAATACTCGCATGGCTGAGTCGGATGTTGCGGAAGCTCGCAGGTCTATGTCAAAAGCCGAGTTTGAACAAGAATACCTTGCCAGTTTTACTGTGTTTGAAGGTCAGATTTATACTTTAAAAGATGAAGATGTTTGTGAAATTCCACCAGATCTCCGCGGTGAAGCGTTTGCTGGGTGTGACCCTGGCTACCGAGATGCTACTGCTTACTGCGCTATCGTTTACGATTGGAACCGTGATTGCTTTTTTATTGTCGACGAATACTTAAAGTCCGAACAAACCACAGCTGAACACGCTGAGGCGTTTCGTGGGTACAATGAACAACACGGAGTTGAAGTGGTTTTTATTGATAGTGCAGCTGCACAGTTTGCTAGTGACCTTGCTTATTTATACAACATTTCAACCACCAAAGCCAAAAAAGATGTGCTTCCGGGTATTGCTTATGTGCAGACACTATTACAACAAGGTCGTTTAAAGGTTGCTCCACATTGCACCAACGTACGTGCTATGTTTGACCAGTATCGTTGGGATCAACGTGAGAATCTACAGCGTGAACGACCATTACACGATCAGTACAGTCACATGGCTGATGCCGTCAGATATGCACTGTATACTTATACGGTATAATGGTACAAAAAATTTGTGCATTGACTTTTTGTTGCTTTACTGCTATAATACTAGGTAATTGTGGAGTACTTTATTCCACTTGGAGAAAACATGGACAAACAACAATACGAAGACATGCTAAAGTCGGCTTTTGCCACTGAGTTTGCCTTCTATCTAAAAACACACGGATTTCATTGGAATGTAGAAGGTTCAGACTTCTACGAATTTCACTTACTATTTGAAACTATTTATACTGAAGTTTACGAGTCAATTGACTTATTTGCTGAAGAACTTCGTGCCACACGCATTTATGCACCTGCTGCTTTTACTCAACTAGACGAACTGTCACTGGTTGAATGTCAAGAAGGCGTTCCACAACCTATGCAAATGGCTCAAGAATTATTAGCTGATTCAGACGCTTGTGCAGAAATGTTCCGTGTTGCGTTTGATGCTGCTGAAGCTCAAGGCGATCATGGATTATCAAACTTTTTAGCAGATCGTCAAGACGCTCACAAAAAGCATTCATGGATGTTACGTAGCTCACTAAAATAAATGGCCGCTAATACAAACAAGCGAATTCCTGTAAAGTGGGTTCGCGACAGGGCTAAAGCAGCCTATCAAAAACAAGATGTATGTTATATCTGTGGTACTAACGCAGATTTGGAACTGCATCACCTACACTCAGTTACTATACTCTTAGATAAATGGGCTGAAGCTTGTGGATATGATATTTCAACAGATGAAGGCATTGTAGCTGTGCGGGACGAGTTTATTGAAGCACACCGTGTTGAGTTATATGACCAAGTTTACACCCTTTGTAATCGGCATCATGTAGCCTTACACAGTGTTTACGGTAAAGCTCCGCGCCCTGGAAGTGAACCCAAACAGGCTCACTGGATTGAAACACAGCGTGCAAAATATTCTAATGGTGAAATAGCAGTTCCCAAAAAGAGCTTTGGTAGTTTTTTCTCAGAGTTCACTTAAGGGAAAAAACTATGTCATGGTTAGATAATACAAAAAGCTGGATTGTTGAAAAACTCAATCCAGCTCAAGCTCGTATTGCACAGCAAGCGGGCACACAAATTGGTTCTGAAAGCAAGATTACTTATCAACAAGCTTTCCAAAAGATTGAATCAGTTAATCGTTCGGTAAGCATGCTAGTTAGTGCAGTTTCCTCACTTGACTACGATATCAAAGATAAGCTAAACGATAGCGTTGCTAATGGTGTTCGTCAAAAATCGTTGAATACACTACTTAACTTTCGACCTAATCCTTATCAAAGTGCACAAGAATTTCGACAAGCAATTTTCACAGATTATATCTTAGAAGGTAACGTATTTATCCATTTTGATGGCGTGTTTTTGTACCACCTTCCTGCGGCTAATACTGAAATTTTAACTGATGTTAAAACGTTTATTCGTGGATATCGGTATAATGGTATGGTTAACTTTGAAGAATCCGAAGTATTCCATTTCCGTGATATTAATAGTCATAGTATATATCGTGGTGCTAGTCGCTTAGAATCAGCTCAACGTTCTATTGCAACGCTTTATGCTATGCAAGATTTTCAAGAAAACTTTTTTGAAAATGGAGCTGTGTTTGGACTAGTTTTAACCAGCGATAATACACTTTCACAAATTGCAAAAGAAAAAACGATTCAGTACTGGTTACAAAAGTATTCAACTAAACAAGGCGGTAAGCGTCCTGTTATTTTGGATTCAGGTTTAAAACCTGCTCAAGTATCAAATCAAAATTTCAACGACATGAACTTCGATCAATCAATGCGAACTCATGGCGAACGAATCATGCAAGCTATTGGTGTTCCGCCCATCTTATTACAAGGTGGTAACAATGCCAACATTAGTCCTAATTTGCGACTCTTTTACTTAGAAACAGTACTTCCGATTACTCGCAAGTTTACTAGTAGCTTAGAGCGTTATTTTGGATATGACATTGAAGTAGTAACAGCAAATGTCAGTGCACTACAGCCAGAATTAAAAGATATTGCTGCCTACCATTCGACCTTAGTCAATGCTGGCATCATTACAGCTAATGAAGCACGTGAAGAATTACGTTATAAGCCTATGGACGGCCATAACGAAATAAGAATACCCGCTAATATTGCGGGTTCGGCTGCTGATCCGTCGAAAGGTGGTAGGCCCACAGATAATCAGCAATAAAGGGGTAATATGGTAGATAAAAGT